TGACATTTCATTTACAATGTCAATTGCATCACTGATTGCATTGTCGGCAATCATATCGTTTATTGGGTGACTCATAATTTTCTCCTTTTTTTATTTCTCATCATATGGATAAGGTATCAAAAAAGGACAGCAATGTCAAGCTTTTATTCGCCTTTTGCGAAATGCAATCTTCGTTCTACATGTTCAATAACATCTTTTTCTTTATACCAAAGGCCAGAAAAAATTTCAGTTTTGAACCCCCAATCAACGATATATCGTTTATACCCAAATGGCCGTTCACTAAAGATACGAACATCACCGTAATGTTCTACTAATACTCTCATCTTGTGAATGCACCTGTTAGATCAGTCTCTTCTAAGAACTTCTTTCCTAGTTTAGACTGAATGAATCCAAGAACTGCTGACTTCTCATCATTAGATAAATCTCGTAATGATTTAAATTGAGTCCATGTTGTACCTACTGTGGTCATTTTGTTTCCTGCTGTCACAGCACAATTCCACATGTGGTCGTCTTTTGGATAAATTTGATTTTCTTCTGCTAGATCAATAAGTTTTCGACCTAACTTTATGTAGCCATCTTCTGATAACATATTATACTCCTTGGTTATTCAAGTAATATATTACAAAAAAAGTGGACCCAAAGTCAAGTACTTTTACAGATTATTTTGGATATCGTTTAGTTCTTGTATTTTCTTATTGATGATTTCTACTCTATTGGGCCAATAGATGTAGTCCTTGTCTGAATCTTTAGCAAGATTTTCAAGGAGAGGTCTGATAAAGTTATCTAGTTTGTTGATAACTTCTGTTGCACTGGCGGTCTTTTCTACAATCTTAGTATCTACAGATGCTAATTCATCTGCATCCATAGCAGTAAAACCGAAGTCGTTATATTCTATACTCATACTGGTATTTAGTCAATGTTACCTGTGTTAGGGTAGAGTTCCCATTGCATTTTTTCTGTGTCTTTTATAGATTCTTTTAGGGTTTGGACATCTCTATAATTAGCACGATCACACATTGTGACTTCTGTAAATTCTATATCAGGATATGATGTAATAAGTTGATAGATATATCCTGCAACAAATGTGTAGTTCATACTAGGTAAATCACTGTTCATCAATCCTAGATTTAGTGTAGTCATCTTGTATTGTCTGTCTGAGTTGTAAGTTAGATTGTTTGCAAAATGGTTTAGTGCAGCTTTTTGAGAAGCATACAAATGACCTTTAGAGATATTTGGTTGTGCAGCTCTAGATGATATATTGATAATCATCTTATCAGGATTGTTTCGCCATACCCTATCTGCAATATCTAATATCTTTACTTGATCAAAGTCTTTGTGTGCATGGTTGATAAGAATATCACAACATGATTTCTTATTGTTCTCATCAAATATCCAACAATTAGTTCCATTGACTAAGATGTCTTCTATACGAAGTTGTTTGATCTCAAAAGTTCCACCCATCCAAGGCGATGCCTCAAATGTTCTTTTGATAAAGTCTGCGAGTTTAGTTGTTCCTGTTATTGCTATTCTTTTGTTCGGCATAATATTTCTCTATTAGTTCAAATGATGGTTTACCAAATAGTGAACCATCTACACTGCATTTATTACAAGGTGACATACTTCTATCACCTTTCATCAATCTCTTTCTAATCTTGTTCATAGGTTTTGAGAACCAAACATCATGTAGACTCTGTTGTAATAGATTGCCTACAACATGTTCTCTACCCCAATCGTTAGAACAAAATAATACATCTCCGTTCCAATCAACAAACATTTTATAGAATGGATAATGACATGGTTTACCTTGAAGAGACTTGATATCAGCTTCTTCAATACCAACCCAATCAATAGTACCACTTCTATTGTTGAGTATTAGTCCGTGTTTCTCAAAGTCACCCCAATGCATACGGAACTTATATTGATCTTGTCTAATCTCTGCCCATAGAATCATTTCATCAAACTTCTCTATCTGTTCAGGTCCATCATACAGATTGATGTAGATCAAATCTAATCCTGCATAGTGAATCAAGTCTCTGAGATATTTGTCTGTAAGTTTGTCACCGTTAGTATTACACTCAAGTGTTGCATAAGGCAATGCTGTTTTGAATGTCTTTACGATTTCTACAAAATCTGGATTGAGTAGATTCTCACCGAATCCACTAAACGAAATCTTGCCGTTATAACCCTCTTCTGCTAATTCTTCTGCAATGGTTTCAGCACCTTTAATCGTAAGATGGAGATTCCTGTTGGGAAAAACTGATGGGTCATGTCTTGGACAAAAGACACAGGTGCGATTGCACAACTCAGTAGTATTAATTTCAACTGTAAGAATCGAGTCAAGAGGTTTACCACTGAGGCTGTTTTTGTTCCAGTGTTTTCTTTCCTGTTCTCTTCTATGCTCAAGAAACTCATATTGATCTACCTTAGTCGTTGTTATAATTTCTGACATATAACTCTTCTTTCTCTATCTAAACCACCTTCGTCAAATTCCATAATGATCTCGTCTCCTATTTCAAAAGTAGACAAATGTTTTGGCACTAAAAAAAAGATAGCATCATCGTCTGGATCTAGTTGAGTAGTCTTTGGATATCCAGATTCTTTGTATAAGAACCCCCTTACACTGGTACCATTTATTAGATCAGTTAGTCGTGTCATAGAGAAGACTAATGCTTTTTCGTCTTTATGACAAAAAAGAAACCTTCTGAAATTGCAACCTAATCTTATGCCGTAGTCTGCAGGAAAGTTTATCCTCTGAAAGGAATGATCATCAAAATCTATTTGATTATAATATAAGGGGCTTATGTTTTCTGCGTCTACTGCTAAAACTTTTGTCTTAGAAGTAACCGCCGTCTCTGATATCGTCTTTGCCATCATCTTCACTTGTTTCACTTGCACTTACGAATTCACCACTCTCTTGTAGATTGGTAATAAATGATTCTGTCTCTTTTATGAAGTTCTCTATCATTACATCTTTGGTTGTATTAGTATTTACACTTTCGAAACCTAACACTTTAGCTGTATCTGATATTTCAGACTTGGTCATAGCACGAAGTTCACTTTCAGATGGTATAGTCACCTCTTCAAACTCTTCTTCACTTTCTTTAGATGCATCAATTCTAGCTTGAGCATCAGCAAGTAATTCTTCTTCTGAATCAAATGATTTTATAGATTTTTTTTCTGTATCAACTTTAGCTTGAATTGATGGTGCTAACTCAACAGCTGCTTTTAGGTTTGGTGCATTACCACCTGTGATTTTAGGACCAGAAAAAGAAGGTTTTGTTTCTTCATCTTCTTCGACAAATTTAAATTCAGATTCTTCCTTTTCCTCAATTGCAGCTGCAAGGTCTGAAAGAACTTCCTCTCTGCGAGATTGTACCTCTTCGTCTACCAGTTGATCTGCGGAATCAACAAGTTCTTGTACAGACTCAACTTCTTCGAAGAAGTCTTTTACAGTCTTTGCATCTTCTGGTATTTCTTCTGGTATTTTGAATTGATCTAAAGTTGGTAAGTCTTCACCAAGGTCTTGTACAGGTTCTTCAACCTGAGGTCTACCTGCACGAACCATTTCCCATGCTTTTGATTTGGGTTTACTTACTTTAGGTGCATGTGGTTGTTCGACTGGTATAGGTGATTGTGTCACATTACCTGCAACACCTGAAAGTGCTTCGAGTTGTGCTTTGAGAATTCGCACTTCGTCTTCTGCTTTCTTTCTTCGTTGCCTTTCGTCTGTGATTTCTTGTGTTCTTTCAGCTTCTCGTTTTGCAAGTTCTTCTTGTTTTGCAACAAGTTGTTCTTCTTGCAATTCTTTCATTCTGTTTTGTGCAACTTGAATTTGGGTATTATATTCAATAACACCTTTGTTTACTTCTTCTCTGATTGCTACTAAAGCATCTACTTCATTTAGTTTGAAAATGCCATTTGATAAACCCTTTTCTAAGATAGTGTTGACTGTTTGAGCATTTGATGGTGTAAGACCAACTTTGAAATTGTTGATGCGTTCAGTTATTCTATCGAACTCGGATGGTTCGGGCTTTTCAGTTGAAAATGTTGGTTGATTCAATTCATTTGTCATAATATATCCTTTATAAAATCCATGGAGTCCTGCTCGACTATAGAAGCTACATTAGTCGAAGTTATCTAATAACTTCCTATTTCTATATATAGTCTCTGAGGACTAGCACTAATATTTATTTATACTTGTATCTCAGGAAATGCTTCAGCAGCTATTTCCTTAGTTATATTTGGAAAAGGATTTTTCTTATCCTTTACCAATTCCATCATTTCTGCCTCCTTAGCAGGAACTCCTTCTAACAGTTGTATCCACATGTTTTCTCTTTTCAGTTGAGGAACTTGTTCGGTACAAAAGTACTTAAACTGTTTTACTTCAAATCGTAATGAAGTCTCTGCCAAATCTGTGCTTGGTGCTGGGTTAGGTGTATATGGTGTTTTGCCTTCTGGTAAAAAAGACTTTACATTTTT